TATAAAACTTAACAGCTCGTTTTCTGTTGAAATAAAAGTAACACCAGTGTAAGTAGGGTCGTCAAATGTAATAGATGTTTCAGTAGCTCCATTCGGAACAATTATAGGCACTTCAATAATACCACCCAAAGCACTTTGAACAGGGATGTTAATATTCGATACTGCTCTAAAATCATTTATCAAAGCTAAATCTACATCACCCGTTGTTAGGTTAACCTTCATCTCGTTAATAATATAACGTTTGTCTCTAATTATTAACCTATCGTTTAGCTTTAAACTTGTAAGCAATGAAATAGGGAATAATGCTTTAACGTTGGTTAATCTGTTTTTAGGGTTAAACAAGTTTTGCAAGTAACCAGCGTAATACTTAGCGTACAAACTATTTGTAATTGTCACACCATTAAACGCACTTGGCTCTGTTGCAAAATGATTTGAATAGACACTATTGTTGTATGTTATTTGGTTACACAACGGTCTGTAAGCTGTTAGCAATGAAGCTCCACTTCCATCATCAAAATAAAACGATTTACTTTGATATGAATCTAAATACAGTAATATTGGTTTATTGTCGTAGCTATCAACTGCCGCTGGTTCATTTAACAGATACGCTTTCGGCGGCTCGTCAACATCTGCTATATCTTCTTTAGCAAAGAAAATGTTTTCAAATGGAAGATCAACCTTGTAATCTCCACCGTCGTAATTCGCAAATGATTCTTTAACACTTCCAAATTCACGTGTTGCGTTGGTTGTCTCATTGAAATACTTCTCATTCAAATAACTCTCAGACTTTTCATAATCGAAAGATATTTCTTTGTAAAGTTTGTGACGTTCAATTGTTATTTCGTCCGTGTCAACGTATTCTGTAATGTCCACAACAGCTCCCTTTGTATACCAATCATCTAAAGGCTCTACTTGGAAGTTATCTACTGATGTAGCGTAACAAGTAAGATTAAACATTTTAAACACACCACTAACAAAGTCACTAATTTTCATGTTAGGGGCGTATACCGACGGGTCAATATAAGGGCTTGAAAAAGTAACCGCTCCACTGCTTGCCGTGTTTGTTACATATGGTGAAACTTCAAAACCTCCATTCCATGTAGTTTGATAATACTGATAATTAAATGCAAATGTTATCGTTGCCGTTCCTGCTGTCGATGCTCTTGCTCTTAATTCTAATTTAAAACCCGTAAATAATGCAGCATTAAAATAAAGGGCTACATAACCTGATTCTGTTATTTCGGTTGTTTTTATAAGTTTACCATCTAACACCGCATCAATAAAAATTCTAATGCCCGCTGTTGCGCTTGTAAAAAATGCTGATACCGTTAAATTTTGTGTCCTATTAACTTGAGCATATTGCGGTACCTGAAGTATATTATTCGTTCCCGTTACACTATTGAAAGTTAAATTCTCAGTTTCACTATACGCTAAAAAGTCTTTACCACTCTTCAACCACAAAAACAACTCAGTAAATAACTTTTGATTAAAGAAATTCGAGTTAAATGATACGTTAAAATCGTTTTGTATTGCTTCAAAAATGCGCTTTACTTTCAATGCAGGAAACAACTCATTGTAAACAATTGCGCCAGCTGCTGTATCTATACATGTACTTGTATTTAATCCGTATGTCCAATGTCTTTTTGATGTTATTAACGGAAACTTGATGTCTTGACTATTTGCATTTAATAAACGAGCCTTTACACCAAAACCACTATAATTCATCCCGTACGAGCGTAAATCTAAATCCTTTAAAGTCTTATCTCCAAACTTATCCTTAAGACTCGTTAAATCGCCGTAAAAAGTTATTGAATAGCTTTCAACACGTCCCTTTACAACGTTTGAACTTTCAATTGATATCTTACCGCTCCTAAATGGTATTGTGCCTATCTCTATAAATGCGTTCCTTCTTATGTTAGGGTTATCATTTGCGTTAACGTCCGATTGGTAAAAGTGTTCAAACAGGCGGTTATTGTGCGGGGATGCAGGAATGGTAAACGACTGAGTAAAGTCAGTGTAAACCTTTGCAAGGTCTTGAACGTTTTGAATCGAACTATTTATTTGAATTTCTTCATCGTTGAATAACTCTAACTTTTCATAGTTGTTTGAATCCGCGATCACTTCAATATATACGTCTACTTTTCTCATTATACAATGCTATTAATTAAATCATAAGCGAACTCAAATTCCAAACTATAATTTATTTGCTTAGTATTAATCGACTTGTTTAGTTCAATCGATTTAGTTTTAAGGATAGCGGGCTTTTCATCTACTAACACTTTTTCACTAAGCATCAATTGTTTTAAATTATCTTTAAAATCTTCCTCTACCCATCCACTATTAACCTTAATACTTTGCATTCCGTTTTGATTATACGTCGTACGTTGACCACCTGTCAAACTATAATCATACGGCTGCATTAAGTTGTAATCCTTATTTGTCACCTCGATATTATCCATTGATGCTTTAAAGAAAAATTCACGTTGAAACGATCCATGTTTATTTATAAAGTCAACTTTAACAGGTGTATATAAACATTCCTCAACAGGTTTGAATGTCCATGATGCTTGAACTACATTTGAACTGTTTAACAACTCAACTTTGTACTCTTTTGTAAACTCAGAATTATAGCAGCGTGGCACGTAATAAAATCCAGTACCTAAAGACGCACTTAAATAAACAATACTATCGGTAACATTTGTCCATCTTATCTGGTCTGTTGCCGTTGCGTAAAGCATAATAAACCCAGCATTCGAGCCACTATGATAGTAGTAATTCTTTTGGTCTAACAAGTAATTCCCACCGTTATAGTTCACACCATTTGCAAACTCACTATAACCATCCGTTGCAATGTAGTCGGTTGTATCAATCAATGACTCAGTTGCTCCTACGGTCTTATATCTTTTTACCCTTACATTTAGTTTATCTATACACGTGTAACTAACAGCAGCCGTCAAACTTGTAACGTTACTATAAGCCGTATGGTCAAAAAATTCACGTATGTATGGTGAAATATCATAATAAGTTGTCGGTGCATTCGATGCAGGGATTGCCTTACTAAGTGTATAATTTAAAGTTGGTGTAGCACCTAAAGAACCGAAGCTTATAAACAATTCTATTCGTGTACTAACTTGACTTGCCTCATTAATGCTAATAATATACGGTGACCTTGCTCTAATCATTTCGGTTGTTTAATTGAATAGTTAAATATCTTTTCTAAATCTATTTTTAAATCGTTGACTAACTCTTGAGGTAAACGTTTGTAAGCCGCTTCAAATGGCTTAGTAAAAAACAAAGTAGGTCTTATTCCTTTAGCATAGATTGAACGTGTTATAATCCACGCTGTAGCATCGTACGATAAGAATTTACCTGTTGACTTCTTTGTTTCGGGGTCACGTTGTCTAAATTGAAATTTGCGTGCCTTAACCCAACGTTGAATTCCCTCTGTTAATCCTCCCTTTGCTCCCGTTCCACTCCCAAACTTATAAGGCGATTTTGGCGCTCGTGAATTAGAACGTTTACCCCTTACCCCTTTGTCTTGATAAAAACCGTACTCTTCCATCTCAAAGCTTAACGAATATCCCTTAGCATAAACCTTCGCTTGACCTTTTAAAGAGTTGTATAACTTTCGTGTGTTGTTATGCGACCCAAAAGGCGCACGTCCCTTCGTTAAGTTAGTACGTGCTTGTTTAATTACAGACGCTTTGAACTTATCAAGTGCATCCTGTAATCCAGATTCTCTTAAATCTGCTAACATATTGTCATTTCGTTAGGTGCTAAAATGTCGAATGTCATAGTCCATCCGGCAACAGCATCTGTAAATCTATCAACAAAAGGCTCACAACTTGCCGTGTCATCTAACACCTCATAACCTAAATCACTAATATCACCACGTCGAACCCTCTCAAATATCCTGTTTAATATACTTAACGTTGTATTTAATACATCATCTTCATTATCGTTACCCTTGAATATGTCCGTTACATTGTCTTTACTAATATCAACTATCGACATCATAACCAATGATATGTTATAAACCGTTGTATTACCTCTAAATGCCACGTCGTTAAAGATAATGTGGCACAATGGGTACATGTCTTGCTTAGCGTTCGTGATCTTATCCAAACTTCCCTTCGTTACTCTATTCACTAAAGGGTCAGCAAGTATACTATCGTGCAATAAAGTAGATAAATTATAGTAGTTTTTCATGTGACTTCTTTAATTGATTAACTTCTATTTTGCTTTTTTGTTGTTCGAAGGTTAGAAATGTCAAACATTGATGAAGTCCCAACGCTGTAACTTCGTCAAATCTTCTAATGTCTCCCTGAGCGACGTGATAGATTGAGCTATACCATCCCCATTGTTTTGAGAATTGAACATTTTCTGAATACGGGTTTTGTTCTTCATTTTCTCCAAAGAGGACAGCGTACTGCCGATTAATTCGATTCCTAAAGTCCAAAAAAAAACCGATGCAGGTAGTACAACATCCAACGGTGCGTATTTTAGAACCTCTGAATAACTTAAATCACCTCGATAAGGTTCTATTTCATATTTGCCCTTAACATCTTTTACAATCGGTCTGTACATTACTGCCAAAGCTTTGTGAATGTTTTGAAAGTCTCCGATGTTAGCTTCAATATCGATGTATTCACCCCAGGATATTTCTTCAAGATCGGGAATGAATCCAAACTCAACACCGTTTAATTTGAATCTATGTTTGAATGCTGTCTTTTCGTTAAAGATTTTATTAAAATGTTGCACTAATTCGATAACGGTTGAGGCTTTCATCTTAACAACTTCCTTCAATTCAAGACCGCAAAAGATTTCAATCATCTTTTGAAATACAAACTCTTTGTCGTCTGAGTTGTTAAGTGTAAGCATATACTTCTGATACCTATCTAAACTTATTTCGGATAGGTTGGAAGGTATTTCAATTTCAATCTTCATAAGTACTTTCTATTGTAACATTATACCCTAACTTTTCAAGTATACCCTTAACAATTGTTTCGGTATCTGTATTTTGAAAGGGTAACTCCTCACCGTTAACCGTTGTTTTAATACCGTAGTTATAACAGCAACCTTCAGGGCATCTATACCCATATTCCTCAAGTTTTATTTTTATTGGCCTATTAGCCATACTGTCTGAGCATTTAGCTACAAGCCCTGGTGTCAATCCGCAACTCATCTTACTTGCATTACTTTAGCTTTAACACCTTTCCAATATTTCAAAGTAGCCTCAGCTTTCGCTACTTCGTTGTCTATTGACTCAACGCATTGGAATTTCCAATTATCTCCGTATTCGTCCTTGTAAGCATCGGCTACCTTAACCGCGCTTTCATTAATCATTTGTCTTAAACTTTTTTTACCTAATTCCATATTTACCTTTATTTGGGTTGCTTAATTGATAACTAACTGCATAACGTAACGCATCCAACGCGTGGTTATATTTGTCTATTGGTGTTTCTGACTTCTTTTCTAGCCAACAATAGTTATTTAATTCTTTTATCAAATCTACTGAATTTTCTTCAATAATTAAGTCATAGTCCTGTAATAAACTTATTCCATATTTTACCGAATCAGCTCCTTTGATTGTAGGCACAATATTTAAACCTTGTGACTTTAATTCGTTAATCAAACGTGGCTCTGCATTATCTGCTACTATTAAATCACGTCCTGCAAATTGCCTATTAAGTTGTGATAGTTGTGACGTGGTCAACCCTGTTTGATAAATATGCAACCTAACATAAATAATCTTATTGGTCTTATCTATTGACGTTTCAACAAGTGTTGAGGGGTCGTTACTAAACCCGTAATCTTGACCAAACACTGAGCCATTATCTTTATTGTACTCTCCAATTCTCCAATTGGTAAATATAACTCCTTCTGCTTTCTCTAACCAACCTCCGAGTATTGTGTGTTTATACTTATCAAGCCTGCGTTCTTTTATAGTTTTTATTTGATTTAAGAAACTTTCAGATAAGTTTGATATGTTATCCTTATATGTTGTGTGAATGTACGTCGTATCGCCTTTAACTGTATTGACTCCAGCCTCTACTCCTTTCGATTCAAAAAACTTTTGATAAATGAAGTGTTCTTTTGTTGCAGGGTTAAGAATAAGTATTACCCTATTTTGTTTTTCTTTATGTCGAATAGAATAATCTATTTTGTCGAATACATCTTCATCTGTTAACTCTTCAGCTTCATCAAGTACCCATGTAGTTACACCTGCTAATGATTTTAAGTTAGCAGTTTGTTGACCGCTCGATGTCTTAATACCTTTGAATAGTATCTTACTTCCTGTTCTTAGATTTATTATTTCATCCTTAGTAATATGGAAGTCTTTGTGCTTATCTAATAAATCAATCTTATCAATAAACTCAGGTATAATAGAGACGTGAGCAGAAGTAAGAGTGTACCTAGTAAATAAGATAACATGGTT